CTGCGGCGGCAACAATGGGTAAAGTTAATCCGACGGTCATTTTAGAACCGACATCTTTCATCTTTGCACCCATACGATCAGGCCTATCGCTAAGAGAACTAAACTTACTCTCGGCTTTATCGACGTGAGCGTTAACTTCGTCGAAAGCTTGTTTAGCTCTGTTGTGAGCCTCGATTAAGATTTTTAGTTTAGCTTCGTCTGTCATATTTATATGATACCACTTTTACGACTTACTTTGATTCTCGTTATATTCGGCTTCTATCTCGAACTTTATCGAAAGTAACGTAATAAACCAAGCCGGTTGTCTAACGTAATCTTGGTAAGTCCAGCTCATCAACGAACAAAGTTGTATTATCCCGAATCGGCTATCCGAGAGTCTTACTCTTTTGTTTCCGGAGAGGACTTTGTAGTACTCGTCTCTGAGCTGTTCTCTTTTTTTTCGTCTACGTCTCCGTCGACTACCTTAGCTACTTCGGCTACTACGAAGCTATAATCTTTAGCTCGCATATTTAGAATAGAATTAACTACGTCGTTTTCTTTACCGTCTACTGATACGACTACGACTTCGATAGAAGCGTTTTCTTGGTCGGATAGCATAGACTCGCTTAATTTAGGAGTAAGTCTTTTACCGTCTTGGGTAGTGCCTACGCCCTTAAACATCGCTCCGTCTATCTTCTGCGATTCTCGTCCGGTAATCCACGAACGCAATACTACGACGTGTCCTTTAACCGGCGTTACTATTTCGAAAGTTTCTCGGTCTTCCATTATACTGGTCTCCTTAATTTAAATTACTTACTAAGCGTAGTTAGTACCGGTCTGCGTATTTGTAAGTCGAGCGGTAATCATTTCGCTGTCGGCTTGGCTATAGAGAGCGGTAAAGTTTAACGTCTGCTTTAGAGGGTCGTTAGCGTCCCAACCTCGTTCGAACTCGTCGAAGACTACTTCGTTAAGGTCGAATCGTAGTTGTGGGTTATGTCCGCTACCAAGGTTAACGGTAGTATCTACCATATCGACTCGGATAGCTCGGTGCGTATTACCGAAAACGTAATCTCGTTGAGTAGTAGCCTCGAAGTAAAGTTCGATAGTACCGGTAACGCTAAACTGCTTATTTATGATGTCTTCCGGCTCATTAGAACCTAGAACGTAGAGAGCCTCGGCGTTCTTAGCGATTTCCATATTAAAGCTAGTTACGTTAATCGCACTTGCGGCGTCAAGTCCTGCGGCAGTTGCGGCTAATTTAAGGCTAACTTGGCTAGGAATAAACTCGACTTCGTTCGTAAATGCCGGAGTATTAGTAGCGGTAGCGGACTTCTTGCTAATAAGGTTAATAGTTCGCATTACGTAGTCGTCGACGGCTACTTCTAGAGACCAAGAGTTAACCATACCGTAAGGGAAGCGTACGTCCTGTATATCGTCGACGTAGCCGATAGTTAGGCTCTTATGGTCGTTAGAGTTTACGAGAGCGTAGGTATGGTCGAAAACGTCGCTCGTACCACGTTCGGCAGAGCTAGGAGAGCCACCGAATACCGCTACAAGTTCAGCTCCTACGGAGTCGATAAAGATCTTACCGCCGTATTCGCCCTCTGCCCATAGCTTCGTAATATCTGCGGCGTTATTTTCTTCGATACGACCCATAGCCGAATCGTTCTTTACTAGTTCGATTTTATCGTCGAAAGAGTAGCTTTTAACTGGTACCCAAAAAGCCGGAGCTTCGCTAGTACCCTTAGTAGTTTCTACGGCGATACCGATAGCACCAGTTCGCCCGATAATTTTAGCCATTATTTAGTCTCCTTTTCTTCTTGTTTAAGATGTTTTTCTAACGCTTCTTCGGCTTCCGCTTGGGAGCTAGCCTCTACGGTAAAGTTATGTCGAGTAAAATTATAAACTTTAAGAGCGGTAGCTTTATCTTCTACCGTAGTCTCTGATTTCGATTTTTCTTCTGCTTTAGCCATTTACGTTAACTCCTATGCTTTAATGATACTATAACACGCCCATTTAATATAGATTCGGCTTCTGTTGGGTACTCTCTACGTTAAAGCGAATAATGCCCTCTACCGAAAAGATATTCGTACCTCGTTTTTCCACACCTAGACCGTAATCTATTTGTAATCCGTTATCGTTGATAGATATAAACAGGTTATCCCCGAGTTTTTGATTCTTCCGGAGAGCGTACGCCATAGTCTTGACTTTTAATTTAAACTCGTTATCTCGAGCTTCGATATATTCGTAGAGCTTATTCGTACCCTTAGTAAGATCGTAGCTTTCGTTTAGGTCTCGAGTCCAGTCGTAAATAATAGCGATAACGATCGGCTGTACGTGCCGGTCTTGCATTGTACCGTCGGATAGAATGGTCGTAGCGTCTCTCGCTACACTAACTACCGGTAGAAGCTCTTTAGGTTGAGCGAGGGTATCGCCGTAAATATAATGCCCGACTAAATCCGCCGGTCCATCGGCTTCTAGCATATCTATTAGAGCCTTTAGTATCGGGTCTCGGCGTTCTTGTAATCCCATATTAAGCGTTTCCTCTCATAGCTCTTATTATATGCTCTTGGAACTCTTTTTGTATAAATTGTTGGCGGTCTCGGTCGATTTTCATCATCACACGACGAGGAAGCTTCTTACGAGGCTTGTTCGACTGGTGGTATTTAAAGTACGGAGTCGGGTTAAATATCTCGATATAGTCCGGACCAAGAGTTTGTTTAAAGTTTCGACGCATAGCCGAAGTCTTTTCTAGTAAAGGGTGCGGTTTATTATCTTTACGAGGTACCCAACGCCCAAATAAAGCTCCTCGGCTAGAGAAGTTCGTATCTATCGAGCCTCGAACCTCCGCTCCTATACGGAATAACGGACGCTTAAAGTTACTAATCTCGCTCGGGATACTAATAAGTCGTCTCGATAATTGCTTTTCGCCCTCGAGAGTTACTTTTAGCTCTATCATTTTACCCTCTCATAAAGTTGTCGTCTTGGCTAACGGTATCGTTATAGCTAGAGAGGTCGGTATTACGAGCGAATAGATTACCGTCGCTTCGACTAGAGGCGGTTACTCTAGAACTAGAACCGGCGGAGGTAGAGATTTCGTCGATAAAGTCCATAAGCATAGATTTAGCGGACGAAAGCTTCTTATAGCCGTCCTTAGAGCTTTCTTCGGTATCGGCGGATAGTCCGTAGTCTCTAATAAGAATTAATGCTCCGGCGTAAAGACGAACGAAAGTCTTAATCGTAGCCGGTACGTCGGTATCCTGCCACGTCGTATAGTCTAATATGCCCTTTAGCTTACGTTGAGCCCAGTCTATAGCCTCTTTACGGTACTTATCGACCTTAGCGTCGGATAGAGCGGATTTAGCGTAAGAGCCGAGTACAGTCGCTCCGTTAGCCGGAGCGGAAGCTAGGGTAATTTGTCCGGTCTCTACGTTAACGGCGGATACCGTAACGGCTACGTCGTTAACGTAAGCTATAAAATCTCCGTCGACGGCGGCAACATCTATAACGTCGTTATAGTTACGGTCGACTATAAAAGTATTCTTAGCGTAATAAATAGTATTAGAGCCGTTAGCGAGTCCGGTTAATTCCTCGAACTTAACTAGGTGGTAATGTCCGGATTCTTCTCGTATATCTTGGTAGGAAGAATAATCTTTATCGCTAACGGCTGCCATACTATCTACTCCTTTTAGTTTATTAAGAAGTAGCGTCTACGATAGCTTGTGCTACTTCGGTCTTTGTTTCTAGTTTATCAGCATTTTCGATATTAAGCTCGCTCGCTTTAGCGTTTAGCTCGTTTCGAGATAGCTTTAGTAAATCGTCTACGCTCGGAGCTTCCGTAGCGTCGTCGCTAACTTCTTCCGCTTCGTCGCTAGAAGAATCTTCGCTATCCGAATCCTCTGTACTAGAGTCTTCTTCGGTAGCTTCGGTTTCGGTGGTTGGTGCGTCGCTTTCGCTGTCGCTAGCCGTCTCGCTCGAGTCTGATTCGCTCTTATCCGAGACACCCTTAACTGTGAGTCTTGCGTCATCTTTAAATACCTTTACTTCCTCGTTAGTCAATTCGAGAACTTGAGGCTCGAGAACGGTAAACTGTACTCCGCCTCGGTAATAAGTTCGTTTAGCTCCGCTCTGATTAGAAGCGAGAAGCTTAATTTCGTATTTCTTAGTCTTAGCCATAAGTTTGGTCTTCCTTTATCTTATTAGATTATTTAAGTATTTACGGAGGAGTCGCCCCCTCCGTAACACTAACTTTAGGCTACTAGAGAACCTACAGCCTTTTGATAGAGACCGTAACCTGCGTTACCTCTCCAGTAAGTACCGTAGTAATTCTTCTTACGCATAAAGTTGCTTTCGCTACCTTCTTCGAGTGCTTCGAAAGGAATAAACTCCCTCTCTTGTACTACGAATGGCTTGATGATACCGGCTACGTTAAGCAAGTACCAGTTATTCGTATCAGCCAACCAGTCGGCGACTAGGATACGAGCCTTACCCTTTAGGGTGTTGGTAGAACCGTTAGAGTTAACTAGAGCTTCGAAAATAGTCTCGGCTGTAGCCTCTAGATCGGCAGGAACTACGATAAGTAGGTCCATATTACGATTCATTGTAGGACGACCGAAGTCATCTTTCATTTTACGCAACATTGTACGAGCTGTTTGGAAGCTTGTAGCGTCTAGAGCAGAAGTAATTTTGTTACTCTGAGTAGAACCAGTTTCACCGATTGGGTGATCTGTATCGAAGAAGTACTGTCCGTCGTAACAGAGACTAGTAAATCCGCCAGGAAGCAAAGTTTCGAAGACTAATTCGTCGGGGAAAGCCTTAGCTGATTCGCCGATACTCTTAGCTTGGATACCGTACTGTCCGGTCTGATCGTCCTTAATATCTGCGTGATTAACTTCGATAGAAGCTTCGTACTCCTCGTTAGTAATCGTATAAGTGTGCTCAAAAAGCTTTTTAGGGATTCTTTCGCCTTTCATTTTACGAAGACGTGGGATACTACCAATCCAAGCGTAGCTTTCGCTACGTGCTGTACTTGGTACTTTTGTTGCGACTTCTTGCCAGTGCGTTTCTACCGAGTTATAACCCTCGAAGAAGTTGGTAAGCAAGCCTTTTGCTAAAATAGATTCCATATTAGTATATTACCTTTCTTACCCTATTACGCTCGGTCTCGAATATCGACACGAACTTTACTTGATGATAGAACTTCGACTACTCGACCAACGACAACGTCGTTAGTAGTAGTACCGGCTACGTCTACAGTCTGGTTGTCTGAACAAGTTACAACTGTATTAACGTCGCTCTGTGCGGCACTAAACGCCGTGTTAAAAGTAAATACACCACTTCGGCGTACCTTTATAGACTTATCTCCTGCCGCTCCGGCTGAGTTGTCTACGCTTTCGTCGGCTACACCTACGATTACGGCGTTAGCGTCGTCTCCGGCGTTAACTGCGTAACCTGCGGCGTTAATAGCGACTAAAGCTCCCTCGAAAATGCTCTCTGCACCTTGGAGGAACGATAGTACTAAACCGTCTTGGCGGTCTGTACTAGCTTTGCGTTCTGTAATATCTGCCATTACTTTGTACCTTTCTTATTGTACTTACTGCTTAATGATTTGAGAGCTTCCCGAAAGACTGGGTCTTTCTCCGCTAGCTCGTCCATTTTTGCGGGGTCAGCTCCAACAGCTTTAAATCCTGCTAGTTCTGCTTCTGAAAGTGTTTCGGACGGCTTCTTAGTATCGTCGCTGTTCTGATTAGAATCGTCGTCCTGATTCTCGTCTTCCTTATCTGAACCGTTTTCCTCGGTAGAAAACTTTACGTTACCGGCTTCTAGTATATCAAGAACTACGGTAGCTAGGTCAATCTTTTTACCGGATTCGGTAGAAAGTTGTACGCCCTGCCCTAATTTAGCGAGAGCTAGAATCTTAGTTTCTTGAGCTGGAATAACTTTACCGGCGGATAGAAGCGTATTATATCGCTCTTTAATAGCGTATTGAGCGTTCTTAAGAGTAGCCTTAGCGAGAGCCTTATCTTTATCGGCTTCCTCGTCCTCGTCGTCCTCGTCTTCTTTTTTGTCGTCGGCGTTTTCGCTAGAGTCGTCGTCGCTATTAGCGTCGTCGTCTTTATTCTCGTCGTCCGAGTTAGAGTCTTCGTCTTCCGTAGGAGCTACGGCTTCGGAGATTTGAGTAGTAACTTCTTCGGCTACTTCCGTAGGAACGGTTACTTCTTCTCCGGCTTTTACTACTACGCTTACGTCTTCGTCGCCGTCCTTATAATTAACGGTTACGTCGAACTCTTTGTCGTTTTTGATAGTTGATTCTTCCACGTTAGATAACTCCTTTACTTTCGTTCTTGATAGCATTATAGCACCGTCTGTAGCGAGCGATAACCCTACCGGTTTAAATGATTTACTTAGCTTACTTAAAGCTTCTCCTACTTTTTCGAACGCTGTCATACCTATTAGATACGGCGTATTAACTAAAGCGACGTGTAAAAGCGTAGCTCCGTAATGCTTTCCGTTATCTTGGCGGATAAAATCCCACATAAAGCTAATAGATACGTCGAATATAAGACCTTTATCTAGCTTTTCTTGGGTATCTTCGTCGATAATTTTAAGATTAGCGTAGAGACCGTCTCCGGCTACTACTTCTAAAGATTCTACGATTCCGGTATTTACCTTAACGTCGTCGGTGTGATTAAGCGGTACAGGTACAGGAGAACCGAGAGCATTGTCGTTAAAGTTCTTTACGATCGTTTCGCCCCAAGCCTCATCTAGAGTCATATTCGGGTCGTCTGAAAACCAAGGATAATCCGGATTAACCCACTGTCCGAACTTAGCTACTTGCTTTCGATAGATAGTACCCTTAAAAGTCGCTTTCTGCGTATCTTCGGTAGCGAATTGTAAGATTTGTCCGTACTTAGTTTTCTTTGGCATTGTTAGTTTCTCCTATTTAAATGATACCATAATTTAATTAAAGTAAAGCGTCTAGTAATTGGTCGCTACCCAAGCCGT